CCACAAGTCACCTCAGAGATGAGGAATCCCATCAGGACCCCGCACCCCCGCATGGTGACATGCGACACGAGAAGCCTCGGTTATAAGATTAGTGATGGGCTAATCAACCGATGTTGGTCATCTACCCGGTAGGAACCTTCAATGAGGTAATCAACCTCAGGTCCCGGGCTTGATCTCGACCAACGGCTAGCGCCCCCACATTGGATTTCCCAGAAACCGTCTTAAGATGACGCTGGGCCTGTGTGGGTATTGGGCTTATTTGCTCCATAAGGAGGCGCTAAAGGCACATGTAGAACAATTAATTGCCAGTCGGATTGATACTGTTGATCAGCAGCCACGAATTCGTGCCAGTTCCACTGATTGTGAAGCTCCCAACCCCAAGAGTCGCACCTGCGACAGTCACGTTGACCACAGCCGCAAAAGACATAGCTGTGGACCCATTTCCCGACAACATCAAATTACCTGAAAAGTTTGTGTAGTAAGAGTTGTCCAAAGTGCAACCACCGGCGGCCACAAAAGAGGACGCCGTAACGCTAGTTGCAGCAGAGCCGGAATAGAGAACAGTGTATCTACCGGCAGAGGGGAAGGTGATGGTCGTGCCTACGAGGGTAATCGGAAGAGTTCCGTTGACCACCCCGGGTGCGACGATGAGTTGGTTAGTGCCAGTGGTACCGGCAATGGCGATCCAGGAGTTGGCAGGGGCGGTGTAGCCATTAGCTACTTGGGGAGTCTTAAACTCAACCTCGTACTCCACCCACAATTTGCCAAACACCGTGTTGTTTGCTGCGGCGTCAGATGTGAAAAGCCAAAGGTTTCCACCATCATAGGTCTTGACGTCCTGGTTGACACCAGGAGACCCAGTTCGGACATACTTGAACTGGTCCTTAGCAGGAAACATACGTGAGATGTCAAGGTGACACTCCAGGGATCGCCAACAGACATCCTCAGACATGTCCTGGTTGTTCGATGCCGCCTGCTCATTTGGAGGAGCGGGATCAGCGGCATCATAGTCAGGCACAAGGAGGATTGACCCTTGAGTCCCCGTTCCACAACGAGGGACATAACGAGCAACCAACTTACGGAAACGGTACTGCTCAAAGTTCTGAGCGATGGTGCTGAGCCAAGGGAACATGATTGGTGAACCCGGCTGGATCGGGAAGTTGAATGCACCACCAATACCATTCCCGTTAGGAACAGCGGTGAAAGTTGGCTGGCCCAAGATGTTCACGACGAATTCCTTGTGACGGATGACTGTTGAGCCACCCTTGGAAATAATCGATGCTTGGGACTGGGTCTGTCTGTTCGAAAACGCAACAGGGGCAGCGAGCGAAAGACGATCGAGATTGGGCAGGCGGGTTCGATACTCGCGCTGCACTCGCCTCGCTGCGTTCTGCTGTCTCTTGACTGACGCCTCCAAAGGGCCGAGACGAGGACGTCTTCCGGCTTGAGGCTTTTTGGCTTGGTTGATCATTGATTGCATTGTGTACAGTTGGGTAGTTTCTTAAACTATTCGGTTGGTAAATGATAATTCTTCGGATATGTATTGGATACCGCTATCCGGAACGGGACTATACATCCACGTGAACGCGGAGCTAGTTAGGAGACGCCTCCTACGTCATTGCTCTACGCTGATCCGTGTAGTCTCTCGGCATTTACACCCAAGATGGGGTGATTTAGCACGGAACTATTAAGTCGTATGACACCGTTTTGGACCATTTACACACGTGAACCCAACTCCAGGGGACGCCTGGCACGAACAAGTTTAACGACATTGAACGGTCTGCAATCAAGTTTAGTCATCCCAGTCGAAGAAGTCCCTCTGATCCCAATCGAATGGTTCAGAGAGATCGACTTCTTCTTCTGGGGGGGCTAGCGAGGCCCCAAAACGTTCACGAAGCGTCGGATCTCTTAATGGAACAAAACCCAGACACACATCCGCTCGGGAGGCACGAGCAGCACGAGGGTGCAGCTCAAAGATTGGCTTCTCGATAATGGATACAGGGCGCTGCCAGGCAACACGATCAAGCTGTTGAAACTCCTCCAGCTCAATCCCTGGATAAGGACGTTGGTTCGCTAAACATGTAGAAGCCGACCTGAGTTTGAGAGAGGAGAGAATCCTCCTCTCGATCGGCTTAATGACGAACTTCCAGTCCGGGGGTGGGACGACTCCCATCCCCCCAGCACTCTGTGGTGTGAAAAGGTTCCGAGTATAACGTGACTTCTTACGACCCTCCTTTAAAAATGCTTGCGACTCCTCATATATTGAGTCGGCATGGAGGGTTAACATGGAACGAAGAAGTTCACACTCTTTACCCGGAAGAGATCCGCGTAGGACCGTATTGATGTTAGGCACAATGGCACCACTGATCTCGCAGTCGGTTCCCCCCTGAACTTTATGTCTGCCAAAATACAGACCGGCGTTAAGATATTCCAGCCACACAGGGCTGGGACGCGGGTACTGCTGCAGATTCATATGGAGGGACACAGAATTAATAACTGCGAATTCAGGATGTGTGTAAGCCTTGCCTAAGCTCATTCTCAATCCAATCTTCGAGCCGAGCTCGATATGATTCTTCCAAAGCTCCCTTGGGGCGGTGTAGAGCATATCGTCACCGTTGATCAAAACCGAACCTAATCTCTGTTCGGGAGACCAATCGATCTGTCTTTCAGCATTGACTCGTAGGTAAAGACCTAGGTTAGCAAGACAGAGGACGGGGAAGGAGAGAATGGAGCCCATCAATTGACCATTTCGTTGTTCGCCACGATACACAGGACGACCCATTCCACCCTTTGGAGGGTAGTAGAGAGAATGGGGTCCGAGGACGTTAGCTGCGACAGTATATAAGGCAGGGGGGAGATCCGCAATGACATGGCGGAAAATCCTCCCAGAATAAGCCCAACTTAAACCGTCGGTAGCGGCCTTGTAGTCGATCGAGAACCACTCATCTTTTAACCCAGACTCCTGACTGATATCAGCCAGATGAGTAGGGGATAGTGGCTTCCCGATAAGACGAAAGCAAGGCATACGTCGCATGCAGCCGTGCATAGCCTTCTGAATTGGCTTGCATAGGTAATAGGGGAGGGCCTCGCCCTTACTGATAACCCTAACCTTGAAAGGTTCGAGGACTGCTTGTATCGTGCATCTGATTGGTCGGTCTTTCAGCTTCTTTGAACGAAAGAGGAGGTCAGACCACTGATCACGACCAGAGACCTCATAGGTCTCCCAGAGCTGATGATCGTGTTCCACCATGCCGGTAAACTCACTTGGATAGAGTTTATTTAAGTGTAACCGGGAATGCTGCCTTAAAGCACCAAACTGACCATCCTTGGCTCGAGTCTTTTCAAAACTCGCAGAGCCAGAAGGAGTAAAGTCGAGGAACTGAGTTCCGTCACCAACAATATCTGTGACGGCTCGTTTAACCTCATCTAAGACTGAAATGAATGTCTTATCTGAGAAGATTTCCTCAATGGTGTTCGCATCCCCGGTATCGGCGGAGGAAAGAGTGGTAAAGTGTTCTTTATAGGTCTCGTCGACGAATTGGTCCGACGCAGGAAGAGAACACCTCTTGACCTGGAACCAGCTTGACCACAACCGCGTGTTCTTGCGATTGAAGCAAACTAGTCGCTGACGCATCCACCTACGAAGGATACCGACTGGGCAAAAAGCCCCAAATTCCGGTTCCTTTGGAGGGTCATTACGAAGATACTTGGCGAGGGGGTAAGCAAGCATGTGCTTCGCACATGTAAGCCACACCGCCTCGTCAGGACAAGCATCCAAGTATTGACGCGTCTGAATGACTATCTGATGAAGGACTTCTTCACAAGCATCGAAATGCTTAAGAACGAGAAGAAGTCCATCAACCAAAGCCTGGGTACGCTGTTCTACAGTGAACTCAGTGTCAGGGTACCCATCCTGACAACTGTCCTCCAGCTCGGAGGAAGTGCCCGCTAGTCCTTCCCAACCCTCCATATCTTCAGGATTGGGGTCTTGGACTAGCCCAAAGTGTTGACAAATTTGATGGAATTCATCATCCATCGTAGCCGTCGCTTTTGAGCGTACTTTGGGACCGTTTATGTGAGTCATGATAGATTTGCTAAACG